CTGAGCCTCAGTTTAATTACAGAGGTGTCCACATCGCTCCGGAACCGGAGTTTGGTCCCGGTGCACGTCCGCTATCTCTGCGAGAGGCTGACGCCGATACTATGAGTCTGCTTCGCACTCTTGAACCGGGGACAGCCGCGACTCTTGCTCGATTAGCAGACGATATTTCGACTGAGTATAACGTTTCTGCCGGAGAAGCTCTTAAAAACATTACTGGTCCTAGGGGCACAGATTATCTGGCTTATTTAAATACGGTTCAGAAAGGCCCAAGCGGTTCGATGGTCCCTCCTGGGGGCGGCCGAGCACTTCCTCCTGGCGGCGGCGCAGTTCCTCCGGGCGGCGGCCCAGCCATGGGCGGCGGGGATCGCGGCGGCGCCTTAGTTCCGTCTCCTGCCGGTGGAGCCGGCCGTCCTTCTCCCGGCGTGGTCGATGACGTTATTGATCTCGAATATCGCCTCATTCGCGATTTACCTACCGGACAACGCGGCGGTGCTCTTGGTCGCATAACTGCTGACTTAGGTAAAGCGGTGCGTGAATCAGGTCTCACTCCCACGCAAATTAAAGCTTTGCTGGCTGGCGGCGGTGCTCTCGGCGTAGGCACGCTCATGGGCGTTATGGGGCGCGGCGATGAAACCGAGTCTGTCGTGCCTCTGACCGACGAACAGGCTTATCCCCGTCAAGGGACGGGTACTCCTTCTTCTCGTACGCCTGGAAGGATGCCCCCTTCAACCACCGGGCAGGCCGGCAGCGGTCAGGTTGTTATTACCCAGGACGGCGGCGATAGCGAATATCGGCAAGCACGCGCAAACGCATTACAAGCTGTTCGTCGCGGAGGTGGCGCAGCTCCTGGCGCTCCGCGCGCACCCATCGCTGCTCCTAGTCCTGATCCCAACGCACCGATCGCTAAGTATTATCAGCAACGTCAAGACTACGTATCGCAGCCTGAGGTTCTCAACCAAATTATTCGGGATGTCTCCGCTCTTCCCGGCGTGGCCCCACAAACTCCTGTTTGGGCTGCGAAGAACCCCACTCTGGCTTATGAGATGCTTCAGCGAGCTAAAGCACGACCTGATTTATCTCAACAAATGCCCCAGCCAACCACTGTAGTGATCGGCTCCCAAATGGGCACTGATTCTGTCAAGAACGCAGCTGGGAATTCTGCATACGCAGCTGCCGCGGCGGATAAATCGGCCGGTGCTTCGGATATCGAGGACGCGATTCGTCCTCTTCTCCTCCCTAAAGCTAATTATGTACCCCTTGGTGGGCGATTTATTCCCTCGGGCGGTTCTATTCCCGCTGTTCCCTTCGCTTGATTGAGGAGAGAAAAAATGTCTGCTGCCGACTTCTACCTTAACCCTCCTACCGTGAAGGGTTACGAGTTCCAAGCTCCTACGGGGATTAATTACGAGGGTTTTCGCCCTGATTTAGGTAATGTTCTCGACATTAACCTTCAGAATTTGGGAGAACCTTCCGCTCCAAGTCCCATGCAACCTGGAGCCCAGCCCGGTTGGGGTAAACAACTAGGGGATTTCCTTGGCGGTGTAGGTAAGCTTGGCGCCGGGTTAGGTGCAGGCATAGCTGCTGCGCGTGGCGATATGCCGATGGCGGGCCAGCTTCTGTCGACTTATTTCCAGGATAAAACTGGCGATAAGGACGAAAGCGAAGAATCTTCGTTGGCTAAAGCCCTGCGTGATCTGAAAGAAGCCGGTTTAATCTCGTTTCAGTTAAACACAGGCGACAAAAATACTGACAAACTCATGATTTGAGTTTAAGATCAGCACAATTATTCCGCACACCGAGCGCACCTAATGGCCTCTACTTCTACAAACAAGCAACCCTGTCTTATCGACCGCCCTTTTTTAAGGGGCGCTCGGATCACTAGCGCGACAGGGACTTGCAACCCCACTAACCCAAATCTGACTGATTTGATTCAGTTAGTTCGGGTAGGTGACCTTCCTTCTGAAGATGCCGCCCTGGTAGAGGATATCACCATTGTCAGCAACGAAGGCTATCCCGACAACAGCGGTCGACGGTCTGTTGATCTTGGTCTTTATGTTTACGCACCTAACCAAGCCGCTCCTTCTACGTCAGCTGCGTTGATGGTTGGTCGTGTTGAGGTTGGTCTCAGCGGTTCGACTCGAGGTATTCCTCAGAGTGTGCAGCTATTTGCCTGTAACGCTCCCACCCCGCAAGTGGGCGATACTAACCTTCTCGCTCCCATTCAGATCGGTAAATCCGAAGGCATTTACCTGGAGAAGGGGTACATTCTCGCCGTGGGCTACATCGGCACCGGAAGCACAGCGGTATCTGGCGGTTTAAGTCCATCTGGTATCACTGTATTTGCTCAGGGAGGATTCTATTGAACTGTGTCACGTAGACGCGGGTCAGACGACTTTAATTTCAAGCCTTTCAAGGCTACAAATCCTGCTGAGTTACCGAAAACAGTAAAGGGCTCCGACAACATCAAGGAGCTAAATTCTCCGTTACCGTTTAAACGTCGCTTTAGGCCAGCTTTAAATACCAAAGATTTTAGTCTTACAAGCGAGTACGACTACGCATCCCTTTGGGTTCGTTGGCGCCGCGGATATGAGCTGAGTATGTACTCTCAGCAAGCGTATGGAGGTTTAACTTATTCGTTTAAGTATTTCGTATCTGGTACTCCTGGACTGGGTGTGTTTCTACCCGGTATGTGTTTTATGTATCCGACCACGCGGACGGATATGCGCATGCACATGGTCGGCATTCGCCCTCGGGATTCGTTTAATTTCTTGAACTTTGGTTACTCGATTGTTTCTGTAACAGATTACGACGCAAACACGTATGCCGTGAAACTAAGCTCCACTTTCGGGGCTCCTATTTCTTTCTTTACTGGCGAAGTTTTATCTAATAGATTCAACGCAGACGGTACAGATAAACAGTACGGATTTAACAACTACACGGTCACAGCCGTGGGCATTGATAATGTGCCTGTCCCTCCGTCATATGCTCCTATATTCAATACTTTGTTTTTATCTCATACAGATAACACAAGCTGGGCTGTTGTCAATGAAAATACATTAGCCATCCCCGCCACCGGGCCTCCGGCGGTTGGAGAATATCTGACAACGGAGATGCGATCTCAGTGTACCTGTTCCGACTTTTTAGCTCGCGAAAATTTTAATCTATACGACGCGTCAATTCGCCGTAAATATCCGCGTACGCGCCCGCAGAACTTTGATCCTGGTTATTTTGACGCGGGTGTTGACGGATCGCCTCGTGTTGTGCCTTCGTCTGATAACCCTGGTTTCGTTAGAACATTTGGTTTTATTTATATTAATCAGATATACAATATCCCTAGTTTTTCTGAAGCGACATACTCGGATCCTAACTTTTTCTACTACCAACCAAAGTGGTGTAAGCATATTTACGCCGCAATGTGGGATCTCCAGCGCGCATACGATCAAGGCGTAGTCACCGGACCGTGGTTACCGCAACCAACAGACGAACCTCTGAACGAGTATTACAGAGAGTATTTCGAAAAAGAATTAGAGCGACAGACCACATTCCTGAAGCGTGAAAAAGATTTGGTCTGGTGGCAGCGATACAGCCCGGCTAAGGACGATATGCCGACGCACATGATGTACCCGGATATGTACAACATGATGACAAAGACGCTCAATGCCGGAGATTTATCAGGGCCGAATACTCTGCAGGGCGCAAGTTTCGAGATGTTTACGATCGACGAGTTCAACCCTTTCGATCCCGCATCTTTTGTTGTCGGGACGTATGATGGCGGCACATATGCAAACGGTGTTCTGGTTAATCAACCTACAAACGTTTTTGATGGCGGTCAGTATTTGAATGGGGTTATAGTTCCTCCGGCTGGTTTCCCTTCTTTAATTAATGGTGGTGTTTATTAAGTGACTTCAACACCCGTTATCCTTCTCCTAAAACGATCAGGTCAGTCTTCTGATCGTCCTCAAACTAGCGTTGTTCAGAACGGCGAACTTGCTATCGCCGTGGGCGCTGCAGATCCGGGTCTATATTTCGAAGACTCTGCCGGAAGCATCCGAAAAATCGGTCCTTCGCACTACGGAACAACTGCGCCTAATTCCACGCCTGTTGGTTTAGCCGGAAACTCCGTTGGTGAGCTGTGGACAGATAGTTCGACAGGAAGTTATTACTTAAAAGTCTGGACTGGCGGCGCCTGGCAAAAGGTAGGTGCCGGCTTTGCGGATTCAGCTACTACCGCAACCACGGCAACTACAGCTACCTTTGCTACTCAGGCTTCTACAGCTACCCTTTCTTCTGGAACGATTCTGGCTTCGGGTGCTGTATTTTCCCGAACAGCAACTTTAGCTTTGGGAACAATTTTAGCTTCAGGTGCTTTATTTGCTAATACAGCAACTTTAGCTTCGGGAGCAATTTTAGCTTCTGGAGCCATTCAGAGTTCTACGGTGGTCTTAAGTGGACTCCCTAATCCCGTTCTAAATCCGTCCGGAACTCTGATTTATCAGGTTCAGCCGTCTGGTGTTTTCGCAGCCGGTCTGTATGTTCGAGCTACCGATACTTGGCTCCTTGTTTAAGGACGCAAAGTGCTCTTGAGGAACCACGAGGCCTTGAACATCATCCCTACGAGTTCCGCCAAGTAGTTTTCAATATCTGGAGCATCGACTTCCTTTGCAATCTTTTGCAGATCTTTGGAAGTCATTCCGCAGGTCTCTAAATTCTTCAGATAAACAGTAAGTCCTTCACGGGTTTCATAAGCTTTTACATGTTTAAAGCCTTTGTAAGCGCTCAGTAAACCGCGCTCACACATAGGCATCAGAAAATCCATTGTGCGCACAAATTCGGCGATCTGGTCGAATTGCTCGATATGCGCTTCGTACTGTTCTTTCAGGAACTCATGAATCGGCAGAAACAGAGGACCTTCGACGTTCAGATGGAGTAAATGGCTTTGAACATAAAGTTGATGTAAATAAGAAGATAAAGACACCAGTCCAGAAATTAAATCCTCGACTGATGCCTTGTTCTCCTCGTCCCCCGTCTCCAGCTCTTCAAACATCTGCTCAGGAGCCTCTTGCGGCGCAGGCGTGGTGCTGAAAGAACCGGAGAACGTCATTTTTTCGCTATCAGAAAGAGCAAGCAGCCGCAGTTGCGGGCTCTGCAGTTTCCACTTTAGCGGCGGATGAAGTCTTCAGGTACTCCTCGAGTGCGTTTTTATTCACGCGATACAGAGATTTGGCGCCATTAGGCTGCAAATTCACGAAGATTTGCTTGGGCCATCCGCCGGGTTGGTTGGACTCAGTCAGAGCAATACGTTTGCGCACAAAACCAGAGCTGCAGTTCAGGAATTCAGCGGTCTCTGCGATTGTCAGAAGATTCTTGTCGTCAGGCATGACGATATAGAAGATGAATTACAGAGGACACTATAGAGCTTTTTCTGCTCTGCGTAGTCCTGTGTGGAGGAGTTCATGTACTCTTAAGGTTTCTGTTGAGCTGTGTGAAGCGTTGTAGTATTTACAATATTGTTAGATTCTGTGTCCATATGGCTATTCGTATCGCTGGGGAAATTTTTAAAAACTACAACGTCCCCAAACGAGACGTTCAGAGCGGTAAAGAATTCTCCGTGGCAGCCAAGGAAGGGGACACTGTGCGTTTAGTGCGCTTTGGTGATCCCAATATGGAGAACCGTAGTAACGAACCAGATCGACGCCGAGCTTTTCGTTCGCGTCATAGCTGTGACGAGAAGAAGAGCAAATTGACTCCGGGTTACTGGAGTTGTAAATCATGGTGAGTACAATGTGTTTCCATTTTATTTATAGCGCATAACGAGAGCTTCTATTTTTCGAAATAATGTGATACGGAGATACTGGGAGTTAGACTCTGAGTATCGGCAGCCGGCACATGGCCTCCAAGCGTGATTCGGAGCACACAGGGAACTTAGCCTGCGGTTTGACGCTAGAGGACGAGTTCGTACTTACACGCATTCGTACTAAAGCACACACACTACATAATAAGGATCGCGATAATTATCTCTGGGATAAAGTATTTAAGTTGATCTGCCGAGAGAGGGCGTATAAAACAGTAATGGCTGAAGTGGGCATCGCTGTGAATACAAACATGAAGTTATTTGATGACGAAGAACTGAAAGAAAGTTGAGCAAAGATTAAACTAAAATCAGCGGATCATATCCCTGCGATTTTCATCTTCTAGGCAAAAATTCAAAACATGCCGTACACCACAGAGCAACTTAAGCAAATCGCTAGGCAAAAAGCCCGTGATTTTGGTGTTAATCCGGCTATTTTTGAGCGCCTTATAACTACAGAGTCTGGGTGGAACCCCGCCGCTGTTAGTCCTGCCGGAGCGCAAGGACTGGGTCAGTTGATGCCTGCGACTGCTCGGGGCCTTGGTGTGTCTGATCCGTCAGACCCGGTTCAAAACATAACAGGAAGTGCTAGGTACCTCAGTCAGCAATTAAAACGTTTCGGGTCATATCCCAAAGCTCTGGCTGCGTATAACGCAGGCCCCGGCAACGTGGAGAGATACGGGGGTATTCCGCCTTTTAAAGAGACGAGAAATTACGTAACCAAAATTTTAGGCGGGACCGCTGTTCCTACGGGGGGCATGATGGCTCCCCGCGGCCCAGCGCAAACTCCAGCCCCTGTTCCAGCTCCTGCTAATGCCGCGCAACGCATTCAACTTCCCCGATTCGACCTTCGCGGCGCTTTGAAAGGTCTGCTGCTGCGTTCAGCTGTCGAAGGTTTGGGGACACCAAACAGCGCAGCCGAAGCTATACAGCTCCAAAACCGTGCCGCTGAATTGGCGGATGCCGGCTACGAGGATGAAGCGGATGTTCTGGAGTCGCAGTCGATCAGCAAGCTAGCCGAATCGACGCAGCAAGTAGGTTTAGATCCATCAACATTAGCTAAAAACATCTTGGAGCTCAGGCAGCAGCAGACGGCATATAACGCAGAGGCTTCTCAGATTGAACGAACACTCAACGACGTGGCCGTGAGTCAGACGGCGCAAGCTGCTGGTGTTAATACCCAGACAGGGGCTAAACCGGGCCAAGGTTTCGCTAAAACTGGCGGAGGTATTTCGTATCCGAATGCTGTTGTCACCTCTGCCGTCGATGCCACGGGCGAACCTGGCTTGGATTTTGCGCTTGCGGGAGGGGCTAACGCGATGTTTGCGACGCCTTTTAATGCTCAGGTTTTAAAAGTCGTTCGCGAACCTAACGCCGCTAATCGAGGTCCAGGCGGCCGTGGGTACGGTAACTATGTTGAGCTTCGAGGTGTTACTCCTGAGGGTAAACCTTTCGACACCTTGATTGCTCACTTTAACGAAATCAATCCGAATCTAAAGCCCGGTATGCGTTTAGCGGCGGGCACGCCTCTTGGTTTACAAGGGACTACAGGTCGCGCTACGGGTCCTCACATTTCTATGGACTTCTTTGATCCCGGAGCTTCTACAGCTAGCCCAGAAATCCTGCGGATAAGAGATATTGTTGCTGGTAGAATTAAGCGAGGCCAAGCACCTTTCGGATAATGGGTTTATTCGGTCCTAGTCCTGCTGAGCGTGCTCAAGCTTCGGTAAATACCGCACGCGATATTCAGAAGCGGACTATCGTTGCTTTACGGCGTCAAAATCAGAGATTAAAAAAACGAGCGAATAAACAACAACAAGCTATAAGCAACCTGGCTCCGATGGGGCCTAAGGAGGCCACTACGCAACTTTCGCAAGATTTTTACAAGACGATCGGTGATATCGGCAGCCAGTACAGTCGACAATTAGCTCAATATGATCCGAATCTGCTCGCTTCACAATCAGCGAAACGGTTTGCAGGTATGTTGTCCTCGAGTTTGAGCGATTACACCAATCGGCTTAACCAAGCAAGTCAAGCTGGAAGTGCTCGGTTATATGCAGCGTTATCTGCACCCATCACACAGTTCCAAAAAATAGCGGAAGATCCTGCTTTTAATAATCTGCTTAATCAGACGTTTATGTCCTACGCGAGTAATCCGCCTACAGTTACGAGCGACGTGGAATCCATGAAGCAATTATATACATACAATGTCTGACGACATAAAAGAGTCAAAACACGAACGAAAGGTCAGGTTTCACAGCGAAGCTCCTTTTGCGAAACACGATTACCGCTATCGAAGCCGCGATGTTATTCGTATGGCCGGTAAGGTCTGGTCGGAAGGCCCGAGCGAACGGCGTCAACGCTTAGAGAGAGAAAGGCTCTCAGGTAAATCTAAATCCACCCCCGTGGGTCTCGGATTTGCTGAGCGAGATGCTTACGGCCCGAATGACAATTTCGGGACCGCACGTTTTCTCAGTAATATACGCGCCCCAGAGGACTATAGAATTCAATAAAGTCCCTGACTCTTTCTTCTGGTTTAGTTGATTCAGGCATATATAAGATAAATCCGTAACATCTTGTGTTAGTTATTTTTGGAAGATCTGGCGTATCCAAGTGAAGCGCAGGTTTCTCCTTTAAAACACACATGGGAAGGTCTAAGCCGATCTTCTGCGTGGTTATTAATGCAACTTCTGTCGAGGTTAGAAAAATAATGGCTTCCTCGAAGTTGTTTCTTAGATACTGCCGATAGCACTCCTCCAACCACACGCGTTGAGCTGACTTGACGAAGCGCTTTTTTCTGCGGAAAACGCTGGAATCGGGCGGTTGTTCGTCGTAAGTCAGGCTGTCCCTGGGCGGATATAAATATACGTTTTTAGCTTCCCACTTTTGCCGAAGACCGTTATCTTTCGCAGTGAAATAACGATCTGCGTTTATTAAAGTGTTCGCGGATTTGCTGGAAGCCGGGTCTAACTCGACGCGGCCTCCGAAAAACGCAGATGTGATTCCGATTACGTCTGGCGGAGAGACGAAATCAGTCGCGACTTGCGGCATCAGCGATCCCGTCGAGTCGAGAATTTGCTTCGTCTAAATCGATCACGTGGGCACTTATCCCGTATCGAGAGGCTAAGAGGACCAAAGCTTTATCCTCTTTACTCCCTACTTTCTGAACAAGACCGATAGCTTCCGATAAAAACTTTGCTGTATCCGCGTCACACATTTCTTCTGCTAACGCCATATCCGTTTTTAAGTCCGCTACTGTCATGTACACGCTTTGATCTGGCTTAGCGGGATTGAAGCACAGAGCTCCTGCGCCGGATGCCTTCCGAAATTCTTGGTACAGGGTCACGATGTCCCCTGTTATCATTTTGGCCGTATTAAGACCGATACGGTTCTTTACTTCTGACTTACCGAACAGATCTTTAGCAAGTTTGTCGCGTTCTTTGGAGTTAGCCATTTTGATAGTTGGTGAAGTTCTGCCACGCTGATTCCAAGACTTTAGTCGCATCAAAGAGGAATGCGGAGGTATTGGTTTCCGCCGGGTCAAGCTTGCAGTAATGACGGCCTTCAACCAAACCAGCAGTACCGCCGCTCGCAATGCCAGTATGAATAAGTTTATCGATAACCACAGGAGCGACGTTGAGCCTCGAAGCAATAGCTTTTTTACTAACAAACGCCGTGGTGACCTTGTTTGCTTTTGCATTTGAAATAATTTGAAGACTGGTGTCGATGTTGGTGAGGACTTCAATCAGTTTTTTAAGATCTTTTGTGATGTCGAGAGTCATGGGAAATGGTAGGGAGGCCGCCCCATCACCGGGTACCCGGCAATGCGGTTCGTTTACAAGTCGTAGGAAACGACAAAAACTACGACTACCTCCCAAGATACTGCGTAAGGGCCGTTCTTACCAGACGCAGCGAGTTGAGTCTAAGGTAGTCTCATCCATTCTGCATTAGATAAATCTTCTACAAATTTTAATTTGTTGTTAAATCCGCTTCTGACCCTTTGTCTTATGTCGGACGCCTCAAAGCGTGATCTGTGGTGATAAGGATTTACGCATCCGATAGTTCCGCAAGTTCGTTTCAGAGTGTTGTTACCGATATCAGCTTTAAAGAAAGCGTAGTAAACATTTGCGATTTTTAATCTCTTACCTTCTAATCTCAAATGCGTAAACGATGATTTCCAACACTCGTAAAGGTCTTGATTCTGAAGAGTCAGTTGAGTGAGAACAGCTCTCAATTCAGGTTTTATGTCATCTAGACACGGAAATACCGGATCTAGATCAATTTCTTTAAGACAGTCTTGGCAAACTGTATCAGTCTTTTTGTGAGACTCATTTTTTATGCAGGTCACAGCAGGCTTTCAAGCTGAGTAACGAAATCATCAGGCTCTTCGATCAACAGTTCAATGAGTTTTTCCACGGTTTTACGAATATCTTTTTCTGACGTTTCGGTTGCTTTGCTTTCGTTCAGCATCAACCAGTACTTATGGGCGTTAAGAAGATAAAGGTGTGTCTGTTTCGCCCGCAGAGCTTGCGTTTTCCAGCGATCAAACTCAAAACTGCTGTTGTGCCGACTGCTTCCAGTTTTTAGCTCCAGCTCGCGAATCTCGATTTGAAGCTCGATATCGCGGATTGTGTACTCCGTAGATGAAATCTTAGCTTTGCACTCTTCGATAGATTCAGGTTGCTTGTTATCGGAGTAGATCCACGCAGGGAGATTCTCGATAACGTATTTAGCGTCCCAGAGGCTGGGCTTAATAGGCGTAGCAGTGGTCATAATTCTAAAATTTGCTTAATCAGAGTGTTGAAACGGCCGTTGACGCAATACAGCACGTGGTGTTCAAATGAAATTTTGATGACCAAATCGTACTTAATGAGTCGATTTAAATCTCGTAAGATTTTGAGTTTAGAAGCTCCGAGATTTCCGATTAGGTCTGCTGTAGACAACGGTTGGTCTGATGCTAGCAGACCGATTAAATCTCCGTAATGCCTTATGCAAGCACAGATTTTTTTATATTCGTGATCGTTCGAAGAGACAAGTCCCTGTTGTATTTCGATTTCAGCATCTCCTGAATGGTTTTGTTTCGTATCTTGCGGGCCACCCATGTTTTGACGTCCTCTCGCATTTCAGGTGTGACTTTAGTAGCTGGGCTTGCGGTCAGCATCATGTGATACGGATTAACACATTCTGGATCTCCGCAGGTTGTCAGAATTTTATCGGCGTCAGAAAGAGCGACGTTGTGGAATTTGGCATACACGAATCGCCTCGGTCTCATAATTGTCTTATCTGTAGAATCGACAAGACGGGCAAAGGTACAAGGCAGATAAATGTGCTGATCGGGCGTCAAGGCCAACCGATTCTGCTTGAACCAGACGGCGACCTTATCCGATGGGCTACGGGCGGCCCGCAGCTCCTCTAGGCAGATCGGACAGGCGTAGACCCCGAGGACGGGGTGGGACCGTTCTAGGTCGCTTGTCGCCACGTGGATGGTTTCGTGGCGGCCGCATTTGCAGTCCAGACTCGAGACATCGCCGCGCTCGACGACTTGGAATGAGTCCAAGGTGTAGAGCTTTGAGATTGGGCCTTCGGAGGGCTCAACCGGCGTTTGGACCAGTAAGCCCAGCACTGAGACCAGTATGGGGTTGAACATAGACGTACACCAAGTTGCACGGTGTTCACCCAAGGATAGCACGGTTAACCTTGACCCTTCTAATTACTTTTTCTCTTAAGAGGGCTACTTAACGCAACTTGCCTGTCGCACTTGAGTCTCGGCTTAGCGGCTTAGTTACGTTATTTAATTAGGGTGTCGGTCGCGTACGCATACTATTACCTAATTTAATTTTAAATATATTTATAAATCTCCGCAGACACGCAATTCACGTTATACCGACCCTCCTAAAAACTTTTTTTCCGGTCAGTCGAGCACGAATCCAGCGTGGGTTCCGGTGTTTTTGGTAATTCTTAAGGTTGTCTGTTAATATTTGTGCATAACACACCTTAGGTGTTCCCTGTGACGACTCTGACTGACCTGCCTTCTCCTGCGAACGAGAGCCCTGATGCCGAATTCTGGGCTGAGTGCCGTCGACGTGCTTTAGAATGGAACATACCCGCCTGGCAGCTCGCTGAGGAGGGTTTTCAGCACCCTGCCCTTGACGCGCGCACACGTAGGGGGTAGGATTCACATTCACATCAACTTAAATTTTTAAAATGTCAGAGACCCTGACCGAAGCTCAGCGCGAGTATCGATTCCAACAGCTTTATGAGATGTATATGGAGGGCAAGTCGTACCGTGAACTGGCCGCCCTCTTTAAAATCAGCGCTGAACGTGTCCGCCAAATTTTACATTCGGGCGTTAATGACACTCAGTTAAAAGAACTGCGTCGCCGAATCGATAACCGGTGTATGAACACCTGGAGGGCAAAAGAAGTTTGTAACTTGCTGGACGCAGGTCACAGCTGCCGCAAGGTTTCTGAGATTTTGAATATCTCGATCTCGGCTGTTAAACGTGTTTCAGCTCGGCATAGGAAAAACGCACCAGTTCGCCTTACACCGGGAGTAAAATCAATTTAATATCCGATCTTAGTCCTTGCAGGATGTAGAATCGAGATTAGGAGGCTAGATGTAAACTTTCTCGATGACCCTAGCTCCTTGCCCCACTCACGGAAGTACATATCGCGCTCTACATGAGCATAACTTCCGCGGCATCGTGGAGGTCATCGACGATCTTTTCCTTACTATTTCTGGAGTCGTGGGAACAACTAGCTACTCCAGGTGCGCCGTAGGATACCCTTGGAATTTCGAGGGTATTGTACGTGCGCTGGAAGATCTTAACACTACTATAAGCGGTATCCAGGGCGGCGGAGGTGCAAATATCGCCGCTGGTTCTGGTATTTACACAACTACTAGCGGTGACGTCACTCTTATTAACAGCGCTATTGTTGGCGGTTCTGGTGTTTATATCACTTATAGCGGCAGTTACGTAGAGGTTAACGCCAGCGTCACTAGTGCTTCCGGTATTATCTACACCGCAGGTTCTGGTCTTTATCTCTCTGACGGCGGTACTCGCTTTAACGCGCTGCGTACCGGCGGCGGGGTGACTGTATCCGGCAATCCGGCGACGCCTACCGCGAATGGCGACCTTTGGTTTGACACGAATCAGGGGCGACTTTTCGTGTACGCCAGCGGTAACGGCGTATCCTCGCCCGCGTGGTACCAGACCAATAGCGAGGCCTTTGTTCTTAAAGGAGAGCTTCCACCATCTGGAGCCGGTCTTAACGCGCCTCCTCGAGATGGCGCTATTTGGTTTAATACGCTTGTCGGCAATCTATTTATTTACGATGCTGTGACATCGGGTTGGTACGAGAGCGGACCGTCAAGATCTTTTGCTTACGGGTCCGTCGCACCCGCCCCCGCTACTGAGGGTGCGGGATGGTATTCAACAGCAGATAATACACTTAAGGTTTGGAACGGCAGTTCCTGGATTACCGCTTAGACTCTGATCGCATTTTTAGCTGCTCATGGCTAAACCTAAAGGCGTCTTGAACAAGATTGAGTCCAAGCCCAAAACCACTTCGATTGGGTGCAGTGTTTTGTCCCGGCCTAAGCGTCGCGGCAAGAAGCGCTATCGCGGCCAGGGTAAGGGCTAAACTGTAATTATCTATAAGGTCGAGATGGCGACGACAAGTTTTAGAGCTGGCGAATCCATCTCGGCCGGCCAGGCTGTTTATGTGACAGCTTCGGGTTTTCTGCATAAAGCCAGCGCTGGTAATTTCACTCAAGCCTCGGTTGCCGGCGTGGCCATCGACAACGGCACGCCCGGTTCTCTTGTACGCGTACAATCTGACGCTGTTTACTCCAGTTTTTCTGGGCTGACACCCGGCGATTATCGCTTTTTGTCTATTTTGACTTCCGGTCAGCTTGTTTCTTACAGCGGCTGGGCCGCTGAATTAAATAGTACAGTTTTATCTGGCGCGTACTTAACTAACATCGGTCGCAGTGTTTCTACGACTAGCGTCGATGTGGAGATCCAACCGCCTATTTTTGTTCGTAATCCTATCTGATTCCGGCTGTTTTACTGGAATCGTTTAATTCGTGAGTTGCGTATTTTATAATGACCTTTAGCGAACTCATTCGGCCCTAAAACGGAGTTTATTGATCATGGGTAGGATTCGTTTAACGGGCGCAACTAGCGGTTTTACCGAACTCCGGGCTGCTAACGCTGCAGGTAATAACACCATCACTCTCCCTACGACAACTGGCGGCGAGGTAATCGTTAGCGATAGTTCTGGGAATGTAAATATAGATAGCGGCACTTTTTACGTTGACGCTTCGAATAATCGAGTAGGGATTGGCAATACTACGCCCAGCTATTTGCTAGATCTACTTGGGAGTGCTCCGCGAATCCGCGTAAAAGATTCCTCAACGGGCGCAGCCTTCCATCATTTTGAAAATAACTCAGGAAACTTTTATCTTGGGATTGACAACAGCACCGGAGGATCGCTGAGCGCAGGCAACTATGCCAGGGTGCTGTGGTCTCAAGGCGCATACCCGCTTGTATTTGCGACAAATGACACACAGCGGGCTCAAATTGACTCAAGTGGGCGCCTCTTAGTTGGTACGTCTAGTGCGCGTGACAAGTTTAATAATTCAGCATCAGGGCAAGATCCGCTGGTGCAGTTTGAGGCTGCGGGAACTGCGGCTAAAGAATTATACATGCTGTCACTGACAGCAAACAACAACAGCACTTCAAGCAATGCAGGGGTGAGCTTAATGCTTGCTCGTTCCAACGGAACTACCCTTAATTCTTATGACCTGGTTCCAAGCGGTAATTGCATTGGGCAAATTAGATTTCAAGCTGCAGACGGCAGCGAGCTAGTAGAAGCTGCAAACATTTCGGCATTTGTTGACGGCACGTCAGGCGCTAACGACATGCCAGGCCGTCTCGTATTTTCTACAACGGCGGATGGGGCGGGGGTTTCAACGGAGCGAGCAAGAATTACAGCCGCAGGAGCATTAAAAGCTGCGTCTGGAGGTGCCGCCTATATTGGTACAGGCTCCGGGTATGATGCTGTACATGAATTAGTAACAAATAATAATGGATACGAAGCACTAATTGTTACTAATAGAAACAGCAGTAGTCCGCTTGGCGTTCAAATTTTTTACGCTACAGATATAAATAACACGGCAAGTCTATTTCTTGGTTGTTATGGTTCAAGTACCTTAAGGGCAGGATTTAGATCGAATGGTGGCTTAGCCAACTACCAAGCCAACGACGTCAACCTCTCCGACCGCAACGCCAAGAAAGACATTAGCCCCGCTGCTGGCACCTGGGACTGCATCAAGGAATGGGAGATCGTCAACTACCGATACAAAGATCAACCCGACGATGCTGACCTGAACCTTGGTGTGATCGCGCAGCAGGTGGCGGAAAGCTGCCCTGAAGTGATCACCGTCTTTGAAGAAGCCAAGGACGATCAACCCGAGAAGCTCGGCGTCAAAGAGCAGCAAATGTACTGGATGGCGATCAAAGCCCTTCAGGAAGCCCAGGTTCGCATCGAAGCCCTGGAAGCTGAAGTAGCAGCTCTCAAAGCCCAGTAGTCCCCTTCACTACAATTTCTCGTAAAGTTTAACCGCTTGGTTTTGCCAGGCGGTTTTCCATTTATCCCAAAAAAATTTACAATCATTCTGAATCTCTTTATATAGACCTGCTTTTTCTACCTGTTTTATAGTACTTATACAATCTTCCCAGGTGTTTTCACACACAAAAGGCAACGTGGACTCTCCGATAAACACCCCATGCCAGTAAGAGGGATATACGTGCCAGTAACCTGTGTTTTTTAAGCACACAGGCACACAACCGGCTTCTAATGCTTCGTATATTCTAAATGAATCCATGCTGTCCTGTCCTGGAGGACATAGCGCGTACTTACTATCTTTAAGTAACTTTGCGTATTCTTTTGTATTTAGTCCATCCGCTGCGTTGAAACCGCTGCAGGTGTGCACTTTGTAAGGTTGCAGCTCTTTAAATTTCTCTATAACAGCTGCTCGATCTTTGTGAGGGGTTCCTGCGAACGACCACACCGACTTGCGCTTTTCTTTTATTTGTAACTCTTTAACTAATCCAATTTTATAACCGAGTCCAAACACAGACACTTTAGGGTGTCCTAATAACATAGGGTTTATATAATTCCTCATCAACCCAACGCAGTGCGGGTCGTGGAGCCATTCACAAGGCTCTATAAGATTTTCGTCGCTCAGAAGAACGATTGCATATTTTTTGCCCTCTTGCCTTAGTCTATTTAAAACATTTCTATACGGTACTGAATGATTACATATTAATATAGTGTTTTCATCTGTTTTTATTTTATCTTCTTCAAATTCAACTTCTATGTAATCCTGAACTGGCTTAAACAAAAAGCGCAACCAATCGACTTCCCACAACGAGTGATCTTTTGTCAACCATTGCACTCTGGGTTTAACCATGACTTTTTGTGAGCCGCTATGGACTTTAGCTGCTATGCCAGTAAACCGCACTACAATTGAAACAGTTTGGGTGCGTTAGATGGGCTGCGGCAAGCATTGTGTTCTGGAGCTTTACCGCGCCTCTGCGCAAAAACTTAACGACGAAGCTTTCATTCGCGATGCTTTGGCTGAGGCTGCCCGCGTGTCTCATGCGACTTTAATTGATATCCGAACCCATCCGTTCACCCCTCAGGGTGTCACCGGTTTTGCGCTGCTCGCCGAGTCCCACATTTCGATCCACACGTGGCCCGAGCACGGATACGCCGCCGTCGATGTGTTTACCTGCGGGGATAGAACGGATCCTGAGTTGGCTTGCTTGTTTTTGGCTGAAACTTTTGAAGCAGCCTCTAAGCACATCCTCACTCTTGATCGATATTTGCCCGATTTAATTCAAGTTTGACTTTGTTCATTTAGCTAAACTTGTTCTGAGCCGCACACATTGAGTGGGCGAACAAGATTATGTGTTTGAACTCAAGTGTTTACAGCGGAGTAAAGCCAGAAAGAGGTTCCGACGAGATATTTTTGACGCTTGGCAGGCTTGTGCTTATTGCGGACGTTCCAATCCTGATACTCTAGATCACGTCGTGCCGAAAGCCCGTGGCGGTACAACAGCCCGCAGTAATCTTATTGCGTCCTGCGCCTGCTGTAACTTAGCTAAGTCTGACTTACCTTGGTTTTCTTGGTATCGCGCCCAGGAGTTCTGGACCCCTGAGCGCGAGAGCAGAATCCTTAAGTGGGTAAACGACAGTCACGAGACCGTCGAATCTGCCCAAGAGTATACGGAGCTCTGCCGAATACCTTTGCTTGAACCGGCGATCAGTCCTTTGCCAGCCGCGTGACGATGCCGGCCAAGATTTCTACCACTCGGTAGTACTTAGCCACTGCTTCGTTATCTTTTTGAGTCGGCGTCAAGTTGACGATCAACAAAGCCACCCCGTGGATGGCGATGAGGATTTCAACCAGACTTTTAACGTTACTCAGTAAGTCGTCCATGGTTATTGAGACTCTTTTTTAAGTTTACTCACTCTTTTATATGGTTACTGCGGATGCCCATTTCACCCCCTAGTAACTGCTGAGCTTTAGAACCATCTGGAGGTAATTCGTAATATTTGCTCTTTGGTTTTTCTGCTTTATCCCAGTCTCTATGCAGTTGTTCTATTTGTTTATCGACATCTGCCAGTGCCGATTCAATCCGCCACAATACCCAATCGTGTTTGCAGTATATCGATATCATTCTTATTATTTTATTGTTTCTTAAACCTTTAAAGTGTTCTGTTAATGCTTTAGTTATTTCGTAGCAAATTGCTAGCCAAAAGTTGTAGTTAGTTTTTTTCATTGATCCTGCTCAGTATTAATTGATCTAACTTATCGTTAATATGATTTAGACGATCTCGAATATCTAATAATCCCGCATTTAATTCGGATTTCATGGCGTATATAGCCGGGATTTCTCCGACCTTATTTTCGACATCCTCTAGTCGTTTTTTGATCGAGTTGAAACGATCGTTAATGACACTCTGCCGTTGTTGGTGCGACCATGTAAGGAAACCAAGCACCGTTGCCGCAGCAGCGACTAAAGCTTCCGGACCCATCTACTTGGTTTAGCTATTTAAATTTTAAAGGTCGGCACTCTCGTTACATGCTTAAATTTCTACTAAACTGTGTGTAAACGGCGGACAGATCGTGTCTCAGTTCACTAAGAACCTTGAGCTAAATACTGTAGTCAATAGCGGTCTGACCGACGCCTCGCGCCGTACAGGATCGACGCATTTCGATCAGCGCCGTATTCTCGACGCCAGCGGCGTGGTTGTCGTTGATTCTTCCAGCCGTACATACGCTGCTGATGGTTCTTACGGGATATCTGATTATTACCCTCTGACCGTAAACGCTACCGGCATCCTGCAGGTTGATATTCGAGATCAGAACAGCTGCGGTGATGTCATTATTTTGGATTCGAGCGGGGAGGAGGTGATGACTGCTTCTCCCTCCAAGTTCAGCAGCCGGAACAGTACTGTTACTCAGCAGCGAATTGCCAGCAGCGGTGCTTATTACGCCTATATTCAGTTGAAAGGCCGTTCCGGTTCTGAGTATCGGATCGGCATTGATGTTCAAGTTCAGTAAACGTTTCCGCCAAAGGTCTTGATTTAATCAAGCGTTTTGAGGGTTGTGAGCTAACTTCTTATCAAGATATTGGCGGCGTCTGGACAATTGGCTGGGGTACGACTGGTCCTCACGTCGGCCCTAAACTAACAATCACTCAAGCCCAAGCCGACACGTGGCTTCAGGAGAGTGTCAACAATTTTGCTGACGGCGTCCATAACCTTCTTAAGGTTTCGGTCAACCAGAATCAATTTGATGCTCTGGTCAGCTTTTCGTACAACGTAGGTATAGGAGCTTTCAAAAGTTCTACCCTTTTACGTTTACTGAATGACGGTGCTGAGGCATCTGTTGTCGCATCTGAGTTTCTCCGTTGGACGAAAGTCGACGGAAAGATTATCGAAGGCTTAAAAAATCGCCGAGAAGCTGAGCGCGAGCTATTTTTAACCAAGGTTTTGCATCCGCTCTTGTCTGCTTCTATCCTTGCCCAGCGGGACACCTGGCTAAAGCGGGAGCCCAAGCAAGCCTCTGACCTGGCGGCCGAACAAAAGCTTTTCGTCCCTAAGGGCTCAGCACACCGCTGGCAGGCCATCACGATGATTCCCGGCGAGAAGCACTACAAGCTGACTCTGGAGGCTCAGCCTGACCGCTCGTGGTGGATGTGGCCCAATGATTTCAAAATCATCAATGACCCCGCTCCAGTCGAAGACGAGACGGTAACTCACCCTCAGCCCTTAGTTCTTTCGGTTCCCTATTACAGCCAGCGGGATAATCAAACAGACCCTCTGCGCACTTGCTTCTCCAGCAGTTGCGCCATGCTTTTAAAATTTCTCAAACCCAACAGTATTTCTGGAGACGATCAGTACATTAAAACTGTATATAAGTACGGAGATACAACGTCTGCTGCCGCTCAGCTTTCTGCGCTCTCTTCTTACGGGTTAAAAGCTGAGTTTTGTCAGGACTTCGGTTGGAGTGATATCGACTCCCAGTTGGTGCGCGGTATCCCTGTTCCTATTGGGATTCTTCATCACGGACCTGTCGGCGCTCCTACAGGCGGTGGCCACTGGATCGTGATTATCGGCCGCAACGAGGATAATACAAGGTACGTTGTGAACGACCCCTTCGGCGAGTTAGACCTCGTTAACGGCGGTTACGTTTCCACCAACGGCAAAGGACTGCTTTACTCTAAGAAGAACCTAGGCCCCCGCTTCCTCGTGGAAGGCCCTGGGAGCGGCTGGGCTATTCGAGCTTTCAAATGAACTCAATTGATTGGGATAACATCGCACGCTGCGCAGATCTGCGTGCTTCCGCCAAAACCTTTAGCTGGGATGAAGAAGAGTCTCCCCTCGGAGATTTGATAACCAGAGAAATGGCTCGAATGTTAAGCTACAGAGCCGCCCTTATCGCCAACATGTTGGAGTGTTGGTTTCAGCCGCTATGACTTTCGAGGGATTCGATTGGCAAGGAGTTTTAGATAATTGGGACGTTAAGGAGGAGCAAAAGAAAGCAGACTTTATAGAGTTTTTGTATGATCTATATAAGCCAGGTGATGGTTTATATACCGGCTTATGGCAGCAATTTAAGGAGGATATCGCGTTGAGTATGCGCGATAAATTTTTTGATAATGAGTTGGTATTCAAAAAGATAGAACCCTGAACATCTTATAATTTGTATGTGCTGAGGTTGGTATGTCCCGCGATTACGACAGGGAGTATGACACCTACCACGCGACCGAAGCGCAAAAAAAACGTCGTGCGGCTCGTAATAAAGCTCGCCGGATGATGGAGAAAAATGGCCGTGTCTCAAAAGGAGACGGCAAAGAAGTTGACCATAAGAACAAAAACCCGTTAGATAATTCACCTGATAATCTTAGAATTAGGAGTAAGACTGCGAATCGGCGAGATCAGTAATGGCGATTGTTCCAGGAACCGGCACAGGTAAGCAGCCCGAGGCTATGCCTCAGATGCAGTTTCCCCCTGGCTTGCTTGGTTACAATCGAGAACCTGATTTAAGTCTCCGCCGCGTCACGACGTTGGACGTTCCGACCCGCGTGGCATCTCAGCTTGAGCACGACCGAGGTGTTTACGTACGACCCCCCGTGCAGGCTGTTGAGTATTCGCCCGGTAATATCAAAACCAGTCACTACCCAACTGGTGCCGCTGGGTATAACCCGCGTGCCATCGCTGCTCCTGATAGTGCTGACGATATGAGCCAGGCACAGTACATGATGTCTCTGGCTCAGAATAAACCCGAGGAGAGGCTACGCATGCAGCAAGAGCTCCTGCTTTTAGCCAAGCAAAACTTCCTTAACACTCGGGCTGTGCCTACTGATTACGCTTTAAATACACACAACACGGTTAACAATTTGATGTCTTTAGCTAAGGTTAAAAAGCAAGGTAACGTCTGATGTATCACTCAAACGATTTTCCGATTAGGATGGCCGGGCAGCGCCTGAACCTCGATGCGGTGCGCTTAGCGGGCACGACGCCCTCTGAGATCACTCGCCGTCTTCGGTATCAGGAAGCTTTCCCTAAATCCTGATCTTTCCGCGTGGATCCTAAATTCAGGGTGGATGTGCTGAATCAAACAGTGCATCCGCAAACTCTCGTTTGGTTTGCCCTTCATCAAGATTATTCAGAGACTTACGTTTTTACAGAGGATCCTCCGAACGAGTCTAGAGCTGGCGAAATCATCACAAAGCGGTTGCTCGCAGGTGAACGCGGGCATTACGGTCCGCTAGAGCATCCATCCATCACATTCAGCTGCGGGTTTTTTCCTCACTCCGTGATGCAGCAGGCGCGCACGCACCGCGTGGCCGTGTCGTTTGACGTTCAGTCCATGCGCTATACGGGCAATCGTATCTGCCAGGCTGCGGATGGTTTGGTTGATCTGGCAGACGTTTTTTATTTGCGCCCTGTAGGTACTTATTCCGACCGCCAAGGAAAAAAATATACCTACACCGAGGAGCACCGCAGCGAAGATCTAGTTATCTGTAAAGCCGCTGCTCAGCGTTATTGCCATATGGTTCGCTATCTGGGGCACGCGGAAGAGCATGCGCGAGGCATTCTGCCCTTTGATTTCCGGCAGCACTTTGTCGTCACGTTCAGCATGCGCTCCTTCCTTCACTTCATGGATCTGCGCAGCAAGCTCGATGCTCAGGAAGAGATTCGCAATCTATGCGATCTGATGTGGCCGCACTTCACTGCGTGGGCGCCTGAAATCGCAACCTGGTACGAGAAGTCTCGCTTGCATAAAGCGCGTTTAGCTCCCTAAAGCGAAAGCCGGGGTTCATGGCCCCAGCTTCTTCGCCTTCGCGCGTTCTTTAACTATAGCAGTTTTGTCCAGGGATCTACGGATTCTTGGGCATTTTCTTTTTTGGGGACCATCGGCGCTTGCGGCTTAGGCATTGCTGGCATCTGCATGAGGATGCTTTGCATTGTCGCCACCTGTTGCTTGAGAGTCGTGTTTTCGGCGACTAGAGCTTCGGCTTGGTTGCGTGCCCACGCTGTGGCGTTAGCTGTGAGTTGATCTAGGACGTTCTCTGGGTGCGGGAACTTGTAAAACGTACCCGCCTCTGTCGAGACCTTTTGTCCCCCTTGGTTTTCGGCCAGGGATTCCAGAAAGGTTTCGATCCGCTCTAGGTCTACGCCTGTTTCAAAAGCAAGCTCTTGGGGAACCAGCATCCCCATATTTTTTGTGTAGAGAGCTGTGAATTTCTGAGCGACTCTCAAGCTTTCCGCTCGATCTTCTTTTTGTTTCCTTGTTAATTCGCTTGCTGATGCGGCTCCAGCCAGCAACCCACCCGCAGCGGCAATCGCCGTGGACAGGTGGGCAGGCTGAACGAGAGCAACGGTGAAGGTCAGTACACCGCCGAACAGCAAGGTTGCGCCGTTAAGCAGACTCGACGGGGATTTGATCATGAGCTTCGAAGGCCGGTTTCCAGAGAGCACTGTCAGGGTTAGAAGCCCACTCGACCGGAGACGGTAAGCGGTTTGAACCGGCCGCCGCTCGATCGGTCGAGGGGTCGTACGGCTTCAATCGTAGTCCGGTGAATACGGCTTTGCCATTTACAAACTTAGGCCCAACACCCTCGACCTTGAGCACGTTCCTAATGGTTTCTTTCAATCGGTCAACGAAGCGAGGTTTTGCTGAGTGCTTGTATCCGTTTGATTTGCAGAAATTGACATAGCTCGCATACAATTCTGTGTATGCATTTTTAACGAACATACCTTTCTCAGCCTCGTCCGTGTTGGGTCTAAAAGCACCAGCTCCAATCAACCCGTGGCTATTAGGTGCGTACATCGTGCACTCCGCTAGCCAAGCCACATACGGATTGTTGAAGATCAGCGCTTCGAGGTTGGTCGCGTTGAGCGAAGGCACGTGCTTGACGGGGTTAGCCAGCACGTCGCGCATTTCATCGAAGGGCATATCGAGAGCCCAGGAGACCACACCGCTAAGCTCGGGGACGAGGTCGCCCTCCAGTCGATCTGCGTATACGTTCAGAAGGTCGCGCCGCTGGGACGCCGGTACGACCTTGTCCATGATGATCGTTAGGCGGCGACGCTCTAGACCGCTGCTGATGTCCGAGGAGCTGATATGCTCGTTAGATGCGATACAGACCAGTACTTCTGGCTTGAAGTTAATTACTTCTTTACCATACTTACGTTCAGCTCTCAGCGTATCTGATGCGGACGTAATCTTTTTTAGAACATCCAAGCGTTTGTTAAAGTTAGCCTCGTCTGTAAGTAGCAGAAGTTTCTTGCCGATTAGGTTGTAGCATTCAAATTTATTTGTTTCGATCGTTTCCAGGTTACTGGTGTGAGTCCCGGAGAACCCAGCTAGTGCAATCAACAGCTGCTGCATTGTTGATTTACCTGTCCCACCAGGACCGACGAGGTGGAGGAAACGCTCCCCCGTGGTGTACCCCGTCAGAAGCGCACGGCAAAACGCCCGAATGATGATCTTCTTGTCCTGTCCGATGCACGAGTCCAACCACGCGTGGAAGTTTGGACACTGAGCGGCTTTGTCGTACGGAAACGCGAGCTTGCTGCGTAGATAGAGCTCTTTCTGGCTGCCCTCCTGGAACCCCATCGAGTTCCCGTCTAGGACACCGTTTTTGAAGGGGATCTGCCCTTTGCTGCTGCTCCAGATGGACACCCGTCCACCGTTCACAGACTTGAGCAGCTTACCTTTGAGGATCTGGAAAACCGAGCTAACGGTCGATGCGCTGTAGCGAGGCATCACACCCGCAGCTACAAATGTATCTAGTGTTTTTATAATCCTTCGTTTGATGTGCTGTTCGTCTTGTACGTACCAGATACCTTCGTCTACGTCGTATGTAAAGAACTCATCCAAAGAAGAGTCAAACAGAAATTCATTACCGTAATTATTGACGATGATATCTGCGACATCGTTCTCAGAAAACTGACGGTTTCCCTGCTGCAGCTGGACCAGCTGAGCCGGAGTCGACGGCGTGGAGGCCATGGGATCGGGGGGTGTAGATGTTGATGTTGGTGTTGCTGCCGGTTTCGTATCCATCTCTCGAACTAAATCGTCGAAAGTGAGTACGGAGTTGGCTGGCTTTGGTTTTTTCGACGCGATTTCTGTACGTACATTGTCCGTACACTTTGCTTCGAAAATTTCTCTGTGAGTGCTCTTAAGTCTCTTCCAGGCAGCTAAAGACCCATCGTCTGACGCCATGACCACAGCGGGCTGCAGCGTTTCAGGATCTGTGATGCTGTTCAGGATTCGGTTGAATTTGCCATCCAGCACAGGGTCGTATTCGTAGACATTCTCGAACACCCGGTGTGCGGTTGTCAAGGGCTGTTCGCGTGTCGCGATGCCCTGAGCGTTCAGCCAGTTGCTCCAGCCGATGATTTCCTTGAGGGCAATCGCCAGCGCGAAGGAGCGGTCTTCAACTTCTTCGCCATCCAGCATTGACCGGACTGTGCTGCTGACCAGGCGTTCGAGGTCAACCCCCTCCGGCGATTGCTGCGTGTTTAAGTGCTGCTCCGCATCCCGTACCGCCTCTTCCGGAGGAGGCAGCGTGGCGTACACAGCGTATGCCTCATCAATCTTAGATGCCGGTATGAATTTATCTGTGACTACCAGTAAGCTAGAAGTTCCTTTTCCGCCGTAAAATAAATTGACGGCTTGGGTAGCACGCCTGTCTGATCCTGGTATTTGTTGCGCAATGTGCCTGGTAAACCATTGGTAGAACCCGGCGTCGATGATTGGTTTTTCTAGACCAAACACCAAACGAAACCTAGGCCAAGTCTCTGTGTGAGACGGCGATAGGTAGGCGAGACTCAGATATTTATTACAGATATTTAGCTCTAGTGCCTGAGCTACGTCCAGTTCTTGCTTTTGTATCTTGTTGCCGTCTTTATCTTTCCCATCTGCTTGGTTGTCGATGTCAATGATGATCAAACCGGCTTTGATTGCACCGGTATTGCCCTCGCGTCTTCGCCCATCGACAAGGTGCCAGGCACACAAGCCAGCTTGCTGCGTGGTGACAGCGTCAGCTAGTGCTGCGATGTCCTTTTCTTGAGGAAGCCAGTTGTTGTTGAAAGCGGCGAAGTTGCCCCCCGCCGCGATCTTGCCCGTCGCAGGGTTGACGTACTCAGAGACTGCGTAGTTGATTGAGAAGAAAAAGTCCATGGTCTCCTGACGTCAGGTCATTCTGCCACGAAACCCCTTGCAGCGCAGTGGAAGGCGCCCTTAAGAAGGTGTTTCACTTATTGGCAGATTCATAAAATTGCCGCAAAACCTGCAGCCATTGTTCAACGTGTTTTTCGACTTGTGCTCTACTAAAAGTGAAAACTTGAACGGGGTACTCTGGCAGTGGAGTCGATACGATTATCTGGGTCTTGTCTATTTTTATGTCTAGACAAGTTTCCGCTGCCAGTGTGTAAGCAGCTAATTGTAGTTGCGTTTTCTTTAGTTTAAAGACTCCACTTATTAAGGATTTTTTGACGTTATCTGGAAGGTTATCTTTTGCTTTTGGGAAGTTAGCTGAGTAGGGACCTACTGAAGTTTTAAAGTCGCCGAGAATAATTTCTCCATTTACATCTCTATAAATGATGTCACAGCAACCGGCGTATCCGTGACCTGTATTTTCGTCATAGTAATGGATCCTGCCGATACCGTCTTCTCCTACATACCTAGACCACTGAGGTTGGTTGTACGGCTTCTCACTCCATAGAACGGTTCCTTCGTCCAGAAGTTCATCCAATTTTTCCGGCATACCTTTCCAGTATGCGAGAACATCATCCGCAGGGTGTACAGCTAGCCCTCTGATGTAGTTCTCTACAGCGTTGTGGATGAAGGAACCCCGCGCAGCAGCGTTTTCTAGCGCACCAGGATTCATTAGATTCCAGTGCGCTAGTTTTTTACGCGTTTCCTCCGTCTGCGTGGCCGATAGGACACTTGTAACGGATGGAAGAGGTTTGGGTACTCCTGCGCAGTTGTAGTGCCTCAGGCCGTTTAGCGTAACTCTGGTTTGGGACACATTTTTGTGTCGATTAACCTTTAGTTTACTATTTGATTTTAGAACGACATCTGAAACGGTCGAGAGTCTGTATCTTCATCATCGTCATCGTCTTCATTCTGGTCCTGCTCAGTGCTTTCGTCTTCATCGGAATCCAAAAAGAATTCAGATTTTTGGTAATTAAAATCCCTGTTATGGCTGCTCAGCTCTTCGGCGAGGCAAAGACCTGCGCAATAAGAGTCGGTAATAATCCCCGCGCACTCAGAGGCAGATCTAGCGGTTCCCTCAGGTGAGACGCACTCCTGGAGGAGTTGTTCTGATACCAATAGGGCTGTAATTTTTTCGAGAAGTGTATTTGTTTTTGTGAGTTGATCCAGAACATCTCGTTGAAATTTGTCGAACTTTTGGCGGCGAGTCATTGTCATGTTAAAGAGGGCAGAGGGTCGACACGGTCCCAGTCCAGACCAAAGGTTATCTGAGTTCCGTCGTGCCACTGCTCAGGGCGTTGGAAAACAAACCAGCAGCTGGTGACGGAATCCCGCGTGGAACCGATGGCTCGGAATTTAGGACGTGGATTGAGAACAATCATATTGCTGATCTTGTTTGCTAACAGAAAGCTTTTACGTTTGGCTACTGGTTCTATGAACGACAGCCTATCTAGAACGGCTATACCTTGTGTTGCAATCTGAATACCGTATTCAAGTATATACTCTGTGTAGTCTCCTAAACCTGTTGTTGCTGCTATGACCCAATCAAACTTTTTTTCTTTCTGGCCGACCCACCAGACAGGATCCATCAGGTTTGTTTCGTCCTTGTTCTCGACGACGTTAAAGTTGTGACGTCTGAGCTGGTCGCTCAATATCGACAGCGGATCGAATGGGACTAGAACTGAGCCTGTGATGAAACTGTGCTTTATCAGCGCGTGGGTGACGCCGTTTGGAAGCTGATAGAAGGAGTCTGCCATTGGTCTGGGTTTCGAGCTGTCAGAGTTTAACCAAAATTTCCGGTCTATCCGGTAAATGCTGCCTATTATGACGTCAGTGCATTCTGTAGATTATGTTAAATCTGGAATGGCTTAATACAGAGCAGGAGTTTTTACACAAACGAGTTTGCGAAGATTTCGCCAAGCTTGATCGAGAGCAAATGAAAGTGGTTTTTGAATCTGTGCATAAACAGTATTTAGTTAGGAACAGTTTATTCTCTCGTCTAGTTTCTTGGTGCGCAAGGAATGGGGTTATTCTTCCTGCTTTTGATGAGTTGCTCTCTCCAAAAGAGGTTGCGCACCCGACCCTCTTAGAAGAATAAAAAAAAGCGGCCGTTAGACCGCTCTTTACCTTGGCTCAGATAACTCTAGCTTAAAAATCGATCCCCAGAGCTTTGGCTTGCTCTGCGGTTAGCTCGATTGGTTTTTTTGCTTTGGCGCTAGGCGGCTCATTTTCGACTTTTTCTTCTGCTTCCGCAGATTTCAAAGCCTTCGCTGGCGCCGCGCTAGCGAATGAGCGCTCTGGAGGGGTTCCTCTCTCAGCGGCGAATCGAGCTTTGATCTCGGTGTGATCCGCCCCCAGGGGTAGTTCCACTAAATCGGAGCCAGGGATATGGGACTTCAATGCGGATGCGCATAGATTCCCTCCCTTATCGACAAGCCAGCTGTTGATATCCTCAATCAACTTTGTTTCTTCATCATTTGATGGCGGTCGATCCGAGAATTCGAGAGCGTTGAAGTTGATTTTCGCGCCGTCAGCACCGGTCATGGGATCGCGCTCATTGAAGCTGCGAGTCACGAATTTCGTCGTGGTAATGACTGATGCGCAGTTAATTCGATTGTTGTAGAGAGTTTGGAAATAACTAATGAAGTTCTTTTGCGAAGATTTACCCGAAATCATTGAGGTCGTGACGCAACGGGGCGGAAGCAACCTGTGATTTGGGCTCACTCCGATGTATGCGATGCGCAAGAATTCTTCTTGATTGCGCATACCGAGGTTGCCAAAGTACGGAGTGAATCCGACTAAAACAAACTCGATTGGAATACCGTTGTCGTTTCGATCGACAATGGCAGAATCCGGGTCGACGTCGGACTTCCAGCGTCGGGCCTGGAGATCAATACGAAGTGTGTGCGGCGGTACGTTACACAGAATTTCGTCTTGGGAAAATTGACCAGCGATGAAGACCATGGTTAGTAGTTAATCAGAGGGAGAAATCGATAGAACCGATAGCAGCGGCAGCCACTTTACCCTTTTCGGGATCAACAGCTTTTTTTGGCGTTTGCTTAGAGGATTTGGGGAGATAGAGGATCTTATCTACTGTGTAGTTAAGATAATTCCTATCATCCTTTTCACTCGTTGAAACCTTGCCTACCGCGATAGTGGGTGTGCCTGGTGCAAGCTCGGCGAGTTGTTTAGACAGCTCACCCCAAGCTGTCATTTTAAACCAAGCGGTTTCGTTTTCTTCTGTCTGCCACGCAAGTGAACGATTGGTTACGGTTGTGTCTGAAAGCTCGACTTCGTCGGCTTTCGGGCCGAGACCCCCCGTGGCCATGAAGACGTTAATAGCGAGAAGATCCTCGAAATTATCTTCTGTGACAATCAGCATGGGTTGCATCTTAAGCACACCATCGATTGTCGGTTTAGTAGGACCCATCGCTAACACGGTTTGTCCTACTTCCAATTTTTTAAGTAATTTCCCGACGTAGTGATTCGATTGTTGCAGGAGTTGGAATTTGGTTTCAACTCTTTTGTCGTTCGAGGGAAGCGCTTCAGCTAAGACGTTCACAATGCCGTCGTTGTCATCCGCCGTTGCGGTGACTTTCAGGCCCATTAGAAACAAGTTCATTGCTTAGTTGTCTGTAAATAGTCGATCGGTGGACGTTGAGAGCCGCGGCTATCTGGGGGATCCCGACACCTTGGCTCCGGTAGGCTACTACCAATTTCCTGTCGCCGCATGAGATTTTCTCGTTTTTGCCTTGGACGTAGGTGAAATGATATGGATTTATACATTTCTTACACAGACATTTAGGTTTTGCTGTGACGCCGTCTTTGGGGATATCTAAGTATTTCAAGATTATTGTTCTTATGTAGTGCCTGGACCCCAAGACGTATGTACACGGAACGTTGTTCGTAAACGTTCCTTCCCACTCGCGGCATTCACCGTGGGTGAAATTGTTCTCAGCGAGATCTTTAAATAGTTTTGACAGTAAATCTTCTTCGCAGTTGCTGTAATTAAGGTTGTATTTTTCCGCCCCTAACGAACGAGAGATATCTCCTGCTTGCGCCTGTGCGTGCCCACTGTCTTGTGCCGTTATTTGTAGATTTAGTTTTTTGGTCTCTTTTATCAGAGACAGCACGTATTTATCCTTAATAAGCATGCTGGGCTTTTTTAGGCAGCTTACTAGCGTTTGCCGCCACCTCCTTTGCCGCCGC